GTATTTGCTAGTCAATGCCATTGATATTTGTTAATTTCTAAAAACATGTACAACATGATTCTTCAAAATATACAACCTAATTACCTACAGTTTATATGCTGTATTATCTTAGGTAAATAATTTTGAATTACATGAATTATATGTTAATCTTTAAAAACATTTATCACCGATAACATTTTGTTATCTGTACTTGAATTAATTGTCATCTCAAGTTTAAAAATGACAGTCATCCTGACTTCTATGTCAGGTTGACCGATTTCACTTTTTAAGTGAAATCGAATACCTTTTAGCTAGCCTAAAAGGTTTTAATGATCAGCATCAATTATCATAGCTGATCCCTTCAAAGTTACAACTTTGTAAGGTATGATACGGCACTTTTAAAGTGTCGCGCTTCTTTTTGAAGCGAACTCCCGGCCGGTTTTTCCGATCCCCATAATTGTAATCGGGGAGTGCATCTTAATGCACCTTGTAGCCACATTACACGACGTCAACTTCATTGACGTGAGGGACCATAGCTTTGTCTGGTCTTTAAATATCGACTTATTGGTGTGAAGAGTGTAGACTCCCCTTCACATCGCGCATATGTCTTGTCTGCTGAACATCCGTATGAAGAGGATTATCTCGGTGGTCCCGAATTAACCGAGAATGAGGAGCTTGATTATGATATGCTTCTCGCTAAGGAATTTTCCTTACCAAAACCCGACCCTACTCCTGAACGGGTCAAAACTACTACTACTGTAACTGTTAATTTGCCCCCATGGAATTTACTTAAGACTATCGATAGAAAGCGCTTGTCAAGCGCTCACGCCAATAGTATTAAAGAAATTGCATCCCAAATTTGCAAGCTTCCCAAGTATAAGAAACGTGCCCTGGTCCCTCGCGACTTCACTTACACAATCACCACGATTGGTAATAAGCACGAAATGGCTGTTCTTGAGAAGAAGAACAAGCTCACTCATGCTATCGACAGAGCCGATAGCTACAATGTCTTATTTTACATTCCCAGTAATGTTCCCGATGAAGACATGCAAGATTTGACTTTCGTTAGAGCTCCTAAATTGAAAGGTGCTATAAATCAACTCTTTCAACACGCAAAGAGTGAATCAAAGCGGTCCTCAAAGCCGTTCACTCTAGTTAAGTATCATCGCAGGTTTTCTTATAAAGATTTTCTTAAAGATCCTGGCGACGTCCACGACATCAGCAAGGTCCAGGACGCGCGTGCTAAAGCCATTCAGTTGCAAACTGAAAGCAAACGCATCAATGCTAAGAGAGTTGAGCAAACGACTAACTCCAAGAGAGTTAAGTTAGACGAAATAAAGATCAATCGTAAGAATAAAATTGTCAACCTTAAACCAGTTACTTTTGTTGAAGAAAAGAAAGAGTCTAAACAGATTTCCAACAGAAGAATTAAACAGACTGCTAGAAAGCAGGAACTGGTAGCTAGGAAGACCGACAATGCGCTTATTCGCAAATCACTTGCTCGAAGGAAAGAGCACAAGAAGAGTATCAAAGAATCTCAGAAAGAAGAAGTTAAAGAACTTCCAAAAAATGAAGCTAAACAAGATTCAGAGGATTTAAAAGTGGAAATTACCATTTCAGGTAAGACCACTCCATTACCTCTGACGTCTAATAAAGACATCATTGCTCAGAGAGTCCATGATCGCAATATGCGACGTCGTAGGATTAGAAAAGAAGAGAAACAATTGAGAGTTCTTGAAATTTCTGCTAACAAGAAATCAAGACGTCAAAGAAGAAAGGCTAACGCCAAAAAACGTAGAGCTGATGCTTCTTTTACGGCTGAAGCCCTTACTTCTCCTTATGATGATAGCGTTGATTCAAACAGTACTCTTGAAGAACTTTTCGCCTTATGTGAAGAAGATCATAAGAAAAAGAATACTCCCTCAACGCGAGTTTTGCAGAAAATTGCTTCTCTTATGGACGATAGCGATCCCGCCATCACCCTCATCTGTTTTATCTCCAATTTATTGGAGTGTAAAACTTCGACGTCTGTGATGTCCGCTTCTTATCTCTATCTGAGTTCTTGGGGTCTGCGCAGTTCGCGTAAAACAATATACTCTCTCATGGCTGGGTCTGCTTTTACTCTTCTAGTTAGCGATCTCATTTCCAAATTGAGGGGTGATAAGGAGGAAGCTTCTTTTACCGCCCAATCAGGAGATAAAGAAGCTGATCTTTTCGATCCTGATCTAGTTGAAGAACAGGACCTGGAAGATATGTTTCCAGGCTTTAGTCCTTCAAGAATTTTCGATACGATCCTTTCGTGGGGTGGTAGGTTTTTTACTAGTGATGTTTATTTGTCACTTAAGAAATTTGTTTTATCCCTGGTTTCTTTGGGAATGTTCGAGAAGGACAGCTCAAAGAGTATTGAATCATTAATAGGTAAAGCTAACAAGAAGAACTCTATACTTGATTGTGCACAGGATATTCTCAATTCCCTGTCGCAACTCATCCGTAGTGGTGAGATGATCATAAGGGGGTACCCTGTGGAAGATTGTTTTTTCTCCAAAGATCCTCTAACTGTTTATATTAGAAAGTCTAGGGAGTGGATAGATAATCTGGCTCTTGTCGTTCAAGGTATACCACCTGAAGGTAAGATCCACATTAAAACTCATGTAAAGGAAGGGAAAAAGATACTGGAATTCCTTAAAGTGGCCTCAACTAAATTAAGTCCTCTGAGACCTAATTATGAAGAAACTACCAATGCTTTACGTAGAATGGAAATAGCTTTGCCTATGCTACGTTCTCAACTGCAATCCAGATCTCGTCCCACCCCTTTAGCCATCTGTATATCAGGCCCTCCTGGAATTGGAAAGAGTACGATCATAACTATGATCGCATTTATCTATTCTCAAGTTATGAGAGTTCCTTGGACTTCCGAGATGATTTTCCATAGAACACCATCTGAAGACTTTTGGGAAGGATTTGATCCTGATATACATCACATTGTCCATATATCTGAAATTGGTGCAAAATCTGATAAAGTTATGGAAAAGGGCGATCCAGCAATTGCTGAATTAACTAGTGTCATAGATTCTCAACCTTACGCTGTCCCAATGGCGTTTGAGAACAAGGGCAAGATTTTTTGTTTAGCAGGCTTGATTATTATAGATACGAACGAGAAGAGTATGGGATTAGAGATTATTCAAAAGAATCCCGCAGCTTTTCGCAGAAGGTTTCTTTACATAGAACCTTTAGTTAAACCCGAATTTCGGGTTAGTAATAGTTGTATGTTGGATCCTTTAAAAGGTACTCCAGAACAATTTCTTGATAAGTGGAGCTATACAGTTAGCAAGGAAATACCTAGGAATGCTGGTAAAAATGAAAACACTCCTCACAAGATTGTTTGTGAGAATAGAGAAGTTTTCAGAGCCGAAAATAGCGCAGACTTTACTAGATTGTTTAGTAAATATGTTCATGATTATGTCAATCGCGAAACTATGGTTCAAAAAGTGATCAACGAACAGCTCCCTTTTTTAACTAAACATTGTCACGTTCCTGAGGAAATGGTTGAAAATACTACTGGGAAAACTGTTGAGGAATTCATTCTCAAAACATCCTCCGATAATTGTGACGATGAAAAAAGTTATGATCCAGCTCCCTTCGATTACGTAACGGACTCGAGTGAATCTGATAGTGAAAGTAGTGATCTTTCATTTACTTCTGAATCATATGATCCAGCCAAATCCTTTAAAGATTTAGCTTGTTATGTACTCTATAAAACTCAAGGTGGTTTTACCCCCGAAGTTTTAATCATGAAGATACATAAAACTGTGAAAGAGCAGAGTTACTACTTTAAAGAAGCTGGCCGTCGTTATTTTCAAACTGGCAATACAATCGTCAGTGCGGGAGTGCCAATTGTTACTGATTCATTTAAATGTGTATATAGTGGCATAGATCTTTATCTTCATAGTGGAAATAAAGTTCAGTTGTTTAATCCTTATATGTGGGCTTTCTTCATCTTAGCCTTGCTTCTTTACGCTGTCACCGGCTATACAGCAAGCTTATTGGTTATGCTTGCTGCAATGGTTACTGCTGCTCCGTATAAACTTTGGGAACTTCGTAGAAAGCGTGAAGATTATCGTGCTTCAGTTCTTTCTTTGAGAAATTCATGGAGCTATTTTTCAAATCGCTTTTCCAATGATTGTGCAGATATAATGGTTTTGCCAGCGCATATCAACGTTCTCTCTGTTTTAGGAGTTGCTATTACTACTGTTGTCTTGTTTAAGCTTTTCTCTAAAAGCAAAATTAAGGTCAATAGTGAGGCTAGTGTGGCTCTTACTGCTCGCAATTCCGAAATAGATGCTCAAGCTGAAGTTGGAAGTACACTCATTAGGTTCAGAGAAACACCCCTATCTTGGAATGTGGTCACTGGCCCTATCCCAAAACATACTTCTGATTTAAAAAGCCTTTTTCAGAAAGTGGCTCGCAACGTTAAAACAGCTAGAGTAGTTTGGCGAAGTGAGAATAAGGAAAGGAGGACTCACATTCTAGGAGTGAGAGGTAACGTAGCACTTATTAATACGCATGCTCTTATGGGGTTGAACGATTTAGAAGTGCAAGTCAAACTCCATGATTTGGATAACTCGTCATGGAAAACTTCTCATATTACCTCCAAGGATATGTTGGATCTTGGTAATGATTGCACTCTTATCTTGCTGTCCTCATTCCAATTTTGCGACATCTCGTCTCATTTTCTCCCTCTTCACCAAGTTAGGAACACGGAGTCAATATACAAAGGTGAGTTGTTAAAAACTACCCACTACAAAGAGGTGTTAAAAGTTAAAGATAGCACACGTGGTATAGTTTTGCACGATTATTGGACTGTTGTGGCTCCTCATGGGCGCGGCAAGTGTGGCAATCCTTTAGTTGCAAAAGTCCAGGGTGGCTGTAGTATTGTGGGTATACATGCGGCTGGCGGGGATACTTGTAACACTATTGTGTTTTCGTCCGTTCCTGATAATTTAGTTCAGTCTTTGGATAAACTTGTAGATGATAGTAATATGATGAAAGTTTCGTCAGAGAGTATGTTAGATTTATCGTTTCGAGAGGAAATGAATAAGAAGAGTGTGGTGAGGTTCGAAGATATGGGCAATATTTCGGTATATGGTACTTTGGATAAGCCAATCCTGGTTAACCAGAAGAGTAAACTCAAGAAAACTCTTTTCCATAAACATATACCTACAATGTTGTTTGAAGAAATGGAGTTTATTGCTGACGAAGAATTTTGCCCCCCTCCGATGAGACCCTTTCGTAATTCTAAGAAAGAGTGGATTTCACCTTATAATCTTGCGATTAACAAGATGAATAAACCACGTGGTTTTGCAAATCGCAAAACTTTACGAAAGGCAGTTAGGTTGATTTCACGGAAATGGATATCAAGCCTTAAGAAGCATGGTGTTACTAAATTGGAGCCCATATCGCTTAAGGAAGCTATTAACGGTGCGTTAGAAGATTACTATACTAGGAAAATAGACCTCACTAAAAGTGGAGGATTTGGTTATCCTGGAAAGAAATCAGTTTATTTTGAATCTCTCGATGGTATTTCTAATGAACCCATTGATAAGCTCATGGAGAAAGTAATCGATCGTAAGGAGAAATATCTTAGAGGTGAAAGTTGTCCTATCATCTTTACTGGCCTTCCAAAAGACGAACCTCGTCAGGTTGAGAAGGCAAGGGCCGGTAAAACTAGGTTATTTTATGCAGGTATGCTAGATAGTTTAGTCGTGGCTAAACAATTTCTATCTCCTTTTTATTCTCTTATGGCGCAATACCGACTTGATTTTGGATGCGCTATTGGTGTTGATGCGCATCGCGAAGCAGATTCAATAGCTAAACATCTTTTGCGGTTTAGTAGTACTGCTGAACTCTCAAAACTGGTGGAAGGAGATTATCAAGGTTATGATGTTTCCATGTGTCCCGATATTACTTGGGCTGCGTACACCATTATCATGATAATTCTTAAAGCGCTAGGGTATTCCGTTAACGCGTTAAAGATTGTAAATGGACTTCTTAGCGACTTTATGCACCCATTTGTTAACATACTTGGAGCGACATAGATATACATTTATTTTGGACTAATTGAAGTATAAGATTGCACTTATACATAATTGAAGATCTAGGATAGCGCCTAGACATCGGAAAAATTTAAAAACAAACCAGAGAGGATAACTTGTGTTTAAAAACAAACCAATTGAGAGGTTCCCTTGTACTTAAAATAGATACTTAAAAACAAACCAATTGAGAGGTTCCCTTGCATTAAAATCATAACCTGAGAGGTTCCCTTGTTTTTCTAATTGAAATTTATCATAGCGGATAAATATTGAAGGATTATCATAGCAGATAACCAAAAATCAACGAACAAAATGTCATTAACATTTAAACAACAACTCAACATCTTGTCTGTCGGACATCGAACAGACTTAGAAAATGGTTTTTCACATTACCATTTTGTAGGAGCTCCATTTTGCGGACTCTACACGAAGAAATCGACGAAAAACCAAGAAATCAAAAAGAT